GCAGTTGATTGATGCAATGGAGAAATGCTTAGGTATAGTATCTCAAGCATGTAAGCAAGTTGGTATATCCAGAACTACTTACTATGAGTATTACAATACTGATCCAGACTTCAAGAAGGCCATTGATGATATTGAGAATGTTGCATTGGATTTTGCTGAATCATCCTTGCATGAGCAGATAAAAGATAAGATTCCAACATCCACAATATTCTACTTAAAGACAAAAGGAAGAAAGAGAGGATATATAGAAACTAAAGATATCACTAACAATGGTGGATCATTTACTAATCCATTTGAAGGGCTAACATTAGAACAGCTGGAGAAACTTTCAAAATTGGGTGATGATGATTCAGCTGAGGATATTGATTAAGTCTATTACTACTGATAAACCAGCTTTAATGATGGCAATACTTAAAGGAAAAAAGTATTATCATTGGCCATTCTTTGTGCGTTTAGCAATAAGAATTTTACATTTAAGGAAGAAATTTTAGGTATTTATAAAACTATTTTATAGATTAGCCGTATCAGTAAACAAAAACAATAGACTTATGGAACAATGGATCGTATTTAACAATGGAATTAATGGTATTATGAAAGGCATGGTAGTATATGCTGATGGCTTGGATGATGCTAATGATAAAGCTAACTTACTTAAACCAGCCACATGGGATAGGCTTAATTGCTTTTGTAGATTTACTAAGGATAAAACCAATCCTTTCAAATCAAAGATATTTAAAACTATAATGAAGGATGGACATGGAGAATCTATTATCAATCAAGATTTGTTAAGTATAGAAAATTATGAGTATCTTTCATTCATTGGATGATGGACTTAGAGATTACATATAAATACCTAATTGATGATGGAACTTATGAGATAGAGTTTCTTGATTATGATGGTAATAAGCAAACCAGAATCTTTGAATTTTGGAGAGTATGGAAGGAAGGGGAGAATGGTGAAATCTCCCTTTTTAAATCTGATTGTGCAGAGTATAATATCTGGGTAGAAACATCTATGGGAGAAGCTAATGAAGATTCTAAGATCATTAAGATAGATGACAAATAAAGAGATAAGGAGATACGCTAAGATAACAGCTGCACAGAAATCCTTTTGGCATTTCCAGAAGGCCTTATATCCAGATTTCTTTACAGATGATAAAGCACATCTAAAGACTTTATCTGATACATTACAAGCAATTTATGAGGGCAAAGTAAAGGATGCTGATGGTAATCCTATCAAGAGGGTAATGATTAATATGCCTCCAAGACATGGTAAATCCTTTAGCTTAATTAACTTTGCTGCATGGGTATTGGGTAAAAGCCAAAGCAACAGAGTAATTGCAGTATCATATAATTCATCTTTAGCTGGAAGATTCTCCAAAGGAGTAAGAGATACTATTGATACTGAGAATCTTGAGTTTAATAAGATTGGGATGAATGATGTATTTCCTGGTGTTAATATCAAGTATGGAGATTCCTCCAATTCAATGTGGAGTTTAGAGGGCCAACATTTCAATTATCTTGGTACTGGAATGGGTGGTACTATTACCGGTATTGGTTGTAATATTGGAATAATAGATGATCCAATTAAGAATGATAAAGAGGCATTCAATGATAGGATATTGGATGAGCATTGGAAATTTTATACAGATACATTCCTATCCAGATTAGAGCAAGGCAGTATTCAGATCATTAACATGACCAGATGGGCTACTAAAGATTTATGTGGAAGGATATTGGAAACAGAAGCAGATAGATGGCATATCTTGAAGATGGAAGCCTACAAGGATGGCGAAATGCTATGCCCAGCTTTACTAAGCTATGAAGATTACCAAGATAAGAAGAGTAAAACATCTCCAGCTATCTTTGGTGCTAACTACATGCAAGAGCCAGTTGATGAGGTTGGAAGGATGTACAAGCAATTTAAAACGTATAGCCATCTTCCAGAAGGCCAAAGATTTAACTATACAGATACAGCTGATACTGGTAGTGATTACCTTTGTAGCATCAATTATCTGATTAATAATGATCAAATATATATCTTGGATGTGCTATACACCAAGAAATCAATGGAATATACTGAACCAGCTGTTGCCAAGATGCTGGAAAAGGATGGTATTCAGAAGGCAAGGATAGAAGCTAATAATGGAGGAAGAGGCTTTGCAAGGAATGTAAAGAGGCTTTTAACCAATAATTTTACGGTTATTAAGACATTTACGCAAACAAAGAATAAGAAATCTCGTATATGGTCAAATAGTTATTGGATAGAAGAGAATGTATTTTATCCAGAAGGATGGGGAAATATGTGGGGTGAGTTTTATGCCTCCATGAAAAATTATAAAAGGGAAGGAACAAATGATCATGATGATGCACAAGATTGTATTACTGGATGTGCTGAACAAGTTAATAGGCCTAAAAGAATATTCAAATAAATTTGTAAATTAGTGCAATGAATCTAATACAAAAAGCAATACAATTCTTCCAGACTGATACGAATAGGAAGATAAACTGGAATGAATTTTTTGGCTTTGATAAGGATAATCCAACAGCTAACTTTCAGAATTTCATCAATGATGGTTATAGTAGAACACCAGATCTTAAGCCAGTAGTTGATAAGATAGCATCTACGGTATCTGCTGTAAAGTGGGCTGTATATGAAAATAGGAATGGAGAGTTAATTAAGGATGATAGGAGTAAGATGTGGGATTTGCTATATTCTCCTAATCCAAACCAAACATGGAATGAACTACAATACGCTTTAGTGGTTAATTTGGCATTAACTGGTAATGCATTAGCAAGAGGTATTGATTCTGTTGGTATTGGTACAGAAGGGGCTTTTAGAGAATTAGAGGTACTTTATACTCAAGGAATAACACCAAATTTAGATGCTAATTATAACATTATCAGCTATGATTATGTGATTGATAGAATAGATACTACTTATTCAGCAGAGGAAATTATCCACATGAAGTATTTTAATCCAACAGAGAAGGGATTAATAAGTGGAATGGGATTATCTCCATTACAATCTGCTGTATATCCATACAAAACATCATTAAATCAATGGGAGGCATCAAGCAATCTATTGAAGAATAAAGGTGCTATTGGATTTATCTCCAATGAATCTGATGATGTATTGGATGATCAAGAATTAGAATCTGCACAATCTGCATTTGATAAAATGGTTGGTGGGCCAAAGCAATTTGGTAAGGTAAGAGTTACACCATCCAAGATGAGATATAATCCAATGGGAATGACTGCTGCTGATATGCAGATAATTGAGATGGGAGTAAAGACATTGAGAGCCATCTGTAATGTATATGGAATTGATTCATCTTTATTCAATGATCCAGCTAATAAAACATTCAACAATAGGAAAGAAGCTGAGAAGGCTTTATGGACTAATGTTAATATTCCAATCCTTAGAATGATGGAATCATCTTATAATAGATCATTTGTAGAGAAGTATTCACAAGAGGAAGGAAGGAACTTAATACTCAAATATGACGTATCAGATGTTGAGGTATTACATGAGGACAAAGATAAAAAGGTAGATAGAGTAATAAAGTTATTAGAATCTGGAGTTATAACAATAGAACAAGCACAAGAAATGATTGATATAACTGATTGATAATGAGAATAGAGGATAAATTAAGCATTAGATATGCTTGTAAGAATCTTAATGTAGAGGTAAAAGATATAGATGAAAAGGAAGGTATTGTATCTGGATACTTTGCCTCTTTTGATACTATTGATTCAGATAATGATGTAATCAGAAAAGGTGCATTCAAGAAATCCATCCAAGAACGTGGGCCATTATCATCTGGAAATAGAAGGATTGCACATCTAAGAAACCATGATTGGGATAGACAAATAGGTAAGATCCTGGAGTTAGATGAGGATGAATATGGATTGAAGTTTGTTTCCAAGATGGGAAGAAGCACAGAAGGAAAGGATGCATTATTGGATTACCAAGATGGTATCCTTAGAGAGCATTCTATTGGTTTTAATTACATAGGCGATAAAGTTAAATTTGTAGAGCAATCAGAATATAGAGAAGAAGGACACTTTGATATTACAGAAGTGAAATTATGGGAAGGTTCTGGAGTTACCTTTGGTAGTAACAGCCTTACACCAGTTATAGATGCTGCTAAATCTAGTGGCGATTACAATGATCTAATTAGCAAGATACACATATTGGAAGAATCCTTTATGAAGGCCATTAAGAATGGTAAAGGTACTGATGCAAGATTAGAGAATATTGAAATGAGATTCAAACAAATACAACAGCTTAGGGATTCACTGATCATTGAGAAGCCGTCTTTTAAAGACACTTTTATTACTGAGCAGCCGAATGAAGCACAACAAAAGGATGAGTTGTATGATGATTACCCAAAACAAGCAAGGGATAATGCAAGAAAGGGAATAGAACTAAATGAAGCCGTTGGTAATAAATGTGCTACTGCTGTTGGAAAACAGAGAGCCAGAGATATTGCTGCTGGTAGAGGATTCTCTTTGGATGTATTGAATAGAGTTTATTCATACCTATCAAGAGCAGAAGAGTATTATGATGCAAGTGATGAAAAGGCTTGTGGAACAATATCCTATCTACTTTGGGGAGGTAAATCCATGAAGGCTTGGGCTGGTGCTAAATTAGCAGAGATTCAATCCGAAGAAAAGAAACAATTATTTTTAAACTTAATATTAAATTCATAAAGATGTTCGTAGAGAAAACAGCAGATGAATTGGCATCAATGGATGCTAAGAATTTACAAGAGTATTATGTAGCAAAATTAAAGCATGAGAATACTCTTTTAGAAGAAAGATTAACAAGATTAGAAGGTGAAACTAATGATGTAGCTATCAAATCTTTAACTACTGAAGTAGAAGAATTAAAAGCACATAAAGTTAAATCTTTAGAATCAGCATTAGAAACACAAGGGATTATCTTGAAGAAATTACAAGATGGATCTTTATCTGGTGCATCAGTAAGAGGTGCTGAAAATTCAGTAAGAAAGGCTTTAGCTGATCACAGAGAAGATTTCATTAAAGCTAAAGATGGTAGACATTCTTTCAGATTCAGCTTAAAAGCAGTTGGAGATATGACAATTGCTGGTAATGTATCTGGTGGAGATATGCCACAAGCACAAAGATTAGAAGGAGTAAATGATATTGCTGAGAGAGAAGCAAAATCTTATGCTTTATTCCCTAAATTAAGAACAGCAGCTAACACTATTGAGTGGGTTTACGAATCTGGTCAAGAAGGAACTATTGATGGTACTGCTGAAGGAACACAAAAGGATCAAATTGATAATGATTTTGTTGTTACTTCTGTTGCTTTAGTAAAAAGAGCAGCTTACTTCAAAGTATCTACTGAGATGTTAGATGATGTAGCTTTCATGGAAGGATGGTTAAGAAACAAGTTAATCGTAAGATTATTCTTGGATGTAGATAACCAAGTATTGAACGGAAATGGTTCTGCACCAAACTTATCTGGAATCTTAAACCAAGCTACTGCATTTGCAGCTGGAACTTTCGCTGGTACGGTTGATTCTGCTAATGATGCAGATTCTTTAGTTGTTGCAGCTAATCAAATCAGATTGGCTAATCACAATGGTGCTTTAACAATTATGATGCATCCATCTGATGTAGCAGCTTTAAAATTAGTTAAGCTATCTGCATCTGATAAGAGATATGTTGAGAGATTAATGATGGTTGGTTCTGCAATGTCTTTGGATGGTATTCCAATCATTGAGAACACTAACATTGCTCAAGGAGATTTCTTAATTGGAGATTTCGCTAAAGGTACAATTGTAGAGAAATCTGGAATTGAAGTAGAGATTGGATTAGATGGAAGTGATTTCACTAAGAACATGAGAACAATCTTAGCTGAATGGAGAGGTCAACTTTTCGTACAGAATAACGATACTACTGCTTTTGTAAAAGGTACTTTTGCTACTACAAATGCAGCTTTAGAAACACCATAAGCATGGAGTTTGTTTAGAAGCCAGAGCCTCACTTCCTTAATTGGTTGTGGGGCATTGGTGGTAAAAGCAGTTGAATATGGCTAAAAAGAAAGCAGTTAAAAAGATAGAGATTCCAAAAGAATGGGATAAGCTAAGAGATATAGATGAGGTTCAAATTGTAATGGGTGAAAAAGAATATAGAGTATCTGTTGATTTGGCCAAAGCATTAATTAAGAAAGGAAAAGCACAAGCTAAGTAATGGCACATAAGATATTACAAGAATCTGATTTTATTGGAGATGTAGAGATTCCAGTTGGTGAATGGACTGAGGATAAACTAAATCTTTATATTGATCAAGTAGAGGAAGATATTCTTACTTCATTACTTGGATGGACTTTGTATGAAGAGTTAGATTCAAATCTTTCGGTGAATCCATTACCAGCTAAATGGGCCAATCTAATTGATGGAGATACATATTCTACTGGAGAGATTACTTATAAATTTAAGGGCCTTACTGAGATGCTAAAGCATTTTGTATTCTTTTACTACATGAGAGATAACGAAATGGAGAATACTCAAGTAGGAATAGTAATGAATAACACTACTAATGCAGATAGAGTTACTCCAGTTACTTCCAACCTACTAAGAAGGCATTGGAATAAAGGGATAGATATTTATAATGATGCTTGTGCTTATATTACCAATAAGAATGAGGTTACTGAGATTTATGAGGATTTCCATTTTACATATAGAAATAAGATTAGCATAGTATGATTACTCAAGTAAAAGATTTCATTAGCACAATTGTAGCAGATGTAAGAACTTCTACCTACGTACAAGGTAAAGTTGATTCTGGTAAGTGGCTATCTGGATCACCATATTATTATCATGGTACTCCTATTGAAATCAATAATATACTATCTAAGCTAAGAAAGGGAAAGAGTAAATTCCCAGCTGTATTATTATTTGAGCCAATAACTATGGGTGAGAATGATGATAGAATGAATAATATAGGGGCTACTCCACAGCTACAAATATATTTTATGAATGATTGGGCTGGTCAGCAGAAATGGGATACTGATGATCATTATACCAATATCATAAATGATATGGATGCTTTGAAGAGGGAGTTTATAAAGAGCCTCAAAAAGAATAAAAACGTATTGGATATTTCAGATTATACTACAATAAGACATGCTAAATATGGCTTATTCTTCAACAATGAAGGGTATAAAACACAAGTATTTAATGATATGCTAAGTGGCGTACAATTGAATATAACGGTGGAAATAGACAAGATAATAGATGGTTGTAATTTGTTTGATGAATATAATTTTTAAAACTTTTAAATTGAAAAAAAATGGCTAATTGTTGTACTTTATCCAATTCACAAGGGGATGCATGTCCCTCAATATTGGATATTGCCAAGAGAATAATTATTGTTCCAGAGGTGGATGCATCTGGTGCTAAGAATGAATTGGCAAATGTAGCAGCTGTAACAAAGAGTGCCTTACAAGGTAAATTTGATGAAGCTGATAAAGATAATAGGTATTTCCCTCTTTCTATATTAGAAAATGTAGAAGATGTAAGGGCAGAACCTACATTCTTTGAATTCAATTCTGGAAGAAAAGCTAAGATCAAGGAAGGAACAAGAACCTTTACTGGATTCATACCTTTTCAAGGGCCAGAATATTTAGGTAAATTAGAAGAGTGGGCTTGTTCCAAATTCGGTATTTACGTTATTGATAAATCTGGAAACTTTGTTTACGCTACTGATGCAAGTACAAAAGTAAAGGTATTACCAATTATGGTAGACCAAGAATCTTTTTCTGCTGAATTAGTGAAGAAAACAGATGCAGAGCCAGTAATGGTTAAGATTACTTTTGACTTTAGAGAAACTGAAAAGGATTCTTTAATCAGAGCAATTGATGCTGATGATTTAGATTTTGATGGTTTATCTTCTGCTGATGTATATGGATTATATGATGCAAAGCATGTAGCTACTTCTGCTACGGTTAATGGATTTGTTTCTACAATCACAGAAAATATCTATGGATTTGGTATTGAAGGAATCGTATCTGGTGAATTTAGTATATATAATAATACTACATCTTCAGATGTTCCTTTTACAATGGCAGCAGTTGATAATGTTTATACATTTACGTTTACATCTCCACAAACAATAGCTGATGTAGTGAAGTTATCTGTATCCAAAGCTGGATATGATGATGCTTTGATTGAAGCTGAATTAGTAACGATTTCTTAATTATGGCTAAGTACATAAAATTAGGAAGGACTTC